AAGCTAAAAAGAAAGCTGAAGCTAACGCTTCTACGGCTGAAAAAGTTTACGGTAAAACTACCAGAACTAAAACAACTGATAGGGATGGTGTTACTACGCATACCATATCAACCCCTTATACGACAAGTGGAAGCGGAAATGCTACTACTAAGAAATCTTATAAACAACTCGCGGCAGAAGGCGGAAACGTAGAAGCGGCTAAAAAGTTTAACGCTGGTGCTACATCATCTGGAGTTACAACAAGGTCTTACAAAACTTTTGACGTAAAACCAGTAGGCATCAAGCCATTTGTGCCACCACCACCCACAGCAGATATAACAATACCAAAAGTTCCAAAAAACTCAAAACCACCAATGCCAACATTTAGTATGAGTAAAGGACAAAGTGGTGGTGGAACAACCAAACTAATAGATTTTAATATTAGTATACCAAGAGTAAGGAAGACAAGCTCAGGATCCGGCAACTCTTGTGGTTGTAACTAGATTTATATAAATGAAAAAAATAATTCAATGGCTATCAGGTGGCGTTATCAAAGAAGTTGGTAACGTCATCGACAAGCTTACAACAACCGAAGAAGAAAGGTTAGAAGTAAAGAAACAAATACAACAGATATTAGAAGACGCAGATAGCAAAGCTCAAGAAGAAGTTAGCAAGCGTTGGGAAGCAGATATGAAGTCTGACTCTTTTTTATCTAAAAATATACGCCCAACGGTATTAATATATCTAACTGTTATATTTACTGTTTGCGCGTTTTTTGACGGTAATGTTGGTGAGTTTAGTATAGCTGAAGAATATATACCAATTTTCCAAACACTTTTAGTTACAGTATACGGAGCTTATTTTGTGGGAAGAACATGGGAAAAAGCGAAAAGTATAGGTGATAATAAAAATAGTAATTAATAATTAAATCAAATAAAATGAGTAAAAAAATCACAGAACAAGAATTAACTAAAATTCAAGAACAACAATTAGAACTTAATAAAGTTTTAGGAACTATAGGTTATCTATCAGCTCAAAAGCATTCAGAGTTACATAAAGTAGCTGGAATTAATGAAAATATTAATGAGCAAAAAAGATTACTTGAAGAAAAATACGGGCCTGTAAATATTAATTTAGAAGATGGTACTTACACAGAAGTAGAAACTGATGGCAAGTAATATAAGAAAAATAAGTATAGGATCTGATTATAAGAATGACGCCATGCATTATGCTGTAGGACAGCAAGTGTATGGTGGTCATACTATTTCTAATATTATATTTGAAGATCAAGATAATTCTTATAATATCTACATAAAAAAAGAAGACGAGGTGTTGCCTTGGAAGAAATTTAATGCTCACATGTCTATATCGGTTGAGTATGATTTAGAATATTAATGAGAAGCTTAGATTGTTTTATAGTTAAGCCGTTAGGTGAAAGATATAATAATGATGTTGAAGTTGGTGAAAAGAAATTAATAACTAATGCCAACATAGAAAGCTTTCGTCACATAAATAAAAAAGCGGTAATTGTAGAAACCCCCAAGAACTTTAAATCTCCTATAAAAAAAGGCGATGTGGTTCTTATTCATCATAATATATTTAGAAGATATTATGGTATGAGTGGGAAAGAAAAAAATGGTAGTACATACTTTAAGGATGATATGTACTTTGCGTACCCAGAACAAATATACGTGTACCAGAGAAACAATAAATGGTACACAAATGAGAATTATTGTTTTGTAGCACCTATTGAAGAAACAGACCATTTAAAGCCTGAAAAAGAACAAAAGCATATTGGTATATTAAAATATGGAAACAGTGAGCTAGAGGCGCTTAATATAACCCCTGGTGATCTAGTTGGATTTAAACCACTACGTGAGTTTGAATTTGTGTTTGACAAGCAAAGGCTTTATTGTATGAAATCAAATGATATTGTAATTAAATATGAACGTAGAGGAAACGAAAAGGAATATAATCCAAGCTGGGCAGAAAGCAGTTGAAGAGTTAATTAAAGTAGCTAAAGAGGCTATTGTTGATTCAGATGATGACATATCTGCTGATAGATTAAAGAATGCAGCGGCTACTAAAAAGCTAGCTATATTTGATGCGTTTGAAATACTTAATCGTATTGAAGAGGAGGAGGGCTACTTAGAGACGAAAGATACCAATAGTAAACAAGCTAAATTCAAAGGCTTTGCTGAAGGAAGATCGAAATGAGTTACAATCAGCAATTAGTAAAATCATTACCTAACCATATAAAAGATAGTGTTATTAAAAAAAATAACAAATCTAAAAAATGGGCATACGGATACAACGAAGATTATGACGTTGTTGTAATAAGCAAAACTGGTCAAATAGAGGAAGTTATTGAGATTCAAAATCTTAAAATCGCTTTACCTAAAAAAGAAGAGCAAGTTAAATCTGAATCTAAAAAATGGGAAAGAATACCTCATCCAAGTGAATTAATAAAGATAAAAAACGTAGCTGACTGGGAAGCAAAGCCGGAACATTTTAAAAATAAATGGTATGATTATATTGACAAAGAGTTTAGAAGGCGTGAAGAAGGTTTTTGGTTTTATAACAAAAATAAGTATATCTATATTACTGGTTCTCATTACATGTACTTGCAGTGGTCCAAAATTGATGTTGGGGCAGCAGACTTTAGGGAATCAAATAGATTATTCTACATATTCTGGGAAGCTTGCAAAGCAGACACACGATGTTACGGAATGTGCTACCTTAAAAACAGAAGGAGTGGATTTTCGTTCATGTCCTCAGCTGAGACTGTTAACCTCGCGACAATTTCCTCGGATTCACGGTTTGGAATATTGTCAAAGTCTGGCTCTGACGCTAAGAAGATGTTCACAGACAAGGTCGTACCGATATCCGTCAACTACCCCTTCTTCTTTAAACCCATCCAGGACGGTATGGACAGGCCCAAAACTGAGCTTGCCTATCGCGTCCCCGCTTCAAAGCTTACTCGTAAGAAACTTGAAGCCAACGAAGCACGAAAAGAACTTGAGGGATTAGATACAACTATTGACTGGAAAAACACGGGCGATAACTCTTATGATGGTGAAAAATTAAAACTACTAGTACACGATGAAAGTGGAAAGTGGGAAAGGCCAGACAACATATTAAATAACTGGCGAGTAACCAAAACAACATTAAGACTAGGTAGTCGAGTTGTTGGTAAATGTATGATGGGAAGTACATCAAATGCTTTAGACAAAGGAGGTGAAAATTTTAGAAAACTTTACAATGATTCAGATGTTACCAAAAGAAACGCCAATGGACAGACTCGCTCAGGATTATATTCTTTGTTCATACCTATGGAATGGAACTACGAGGGTTACATTGACGCTTATGGCTTACCTGTATTCGACACGCCGGTCAGCCCAGCTATTGGTCCACAAGGAGAAAAAATAAAAATAGGCGTAATAGAATATTGGAATAATGAAGTAGAAGGCTTGAAAGATGATCAAGACGGCTTAAATGAATTTTATAGACAATTTCCAAGAACTACAAAGCATGCGTTTAGAGATGAAGCAAAGCAATCGCTTTTTAATCTAACAAAAATATACGAGCAAATAGATTATAACGAAGATCTAAGAAACACTCAAGCAGTAACTCAAGGCAATTTTTATTGGGAGGGTGGTATTAAAGATTCTAAAGTTATGTTTGCTCCTAATAAAGAAGGTAGATTTTTTATATCTTGGATACCTGATTTAGCTTTACAAAATAACGTGCTATTTAAAAATGGTATACGATGGCCAGGGAATGAGCACATTGGTGCTTTTGGCTGTGATAGTTACGATATATCCGGTACTGTTGATGGCAAAGGCTCTAAAGGAGCTTTACACGGATTAACCAAATTTAGTATGGAAAATGCTCCGGTTAATACATTTTTTTTAGAGTATATTTCTAGACCACAAACAGCAGATATATTTTTTGAAGATGTATTAATGGCTTGTGTATTTTATGGAATGCCTATATTGGCTGAAAATAATAAACCTAGATTATTGTATCATTTCAAAAGAAGAGGATACAGAGGCTTTAGCATGAACAGACCAGATAAACTTAATTTGTCCGTAACTGAAAGAGAAATCGGTGGAATGCCTAACTCTAGTGAAGATATAAAACAAGCACATGCTGCAGCTATAGAAGCTTACATAGAAAATCACGTAGGCTTAACTGAAAAAGGTTATGGCACTACTTATTTCCAACGAACACTAGAGGATTGGGCAAAATTTAATATAAACAATAGAACTAAGCATGATGCGTCTATAAGCTCTGGTTTAGCCATAATGGCTTGCAACAAGAACAAATACAGACCATCCCCAAAAAGAGTGTTAAAATCAACTCCTTTAGGAATAAAAAAATATAACAATAGAGGGTCAAGCTCAAAAATAATGTAGATGATATCAACCAATTATAACAGCTCATTTCCAGATCAGGTGGTACCGGATGAGGAAAAGCAAACATTAGAATACGGTATTAAAGTAGGCCAGGCTATTGAGTTTGAATGGTTCCGAAATAACAGAAGTGGAGGTGATAGATTTTTATCTAATTACCAAAACTATCATAGGTTAAAGCTTTATGCTAGAGGTGAACAATCAATACAAAAGTACAAAGATGAATTAGCTATAAATGGTGACTTGTCTTACTTAAACTTAGATTGGAAACCTGTGCCTGTAATATCTAAATTTGTAGATATTGTTGTTAATGGAATGTCTCAAAGAGCTTACGAGATCAAGGCTTTTGCTCAAGATCCGGAATCTTTGCAGAAAAGAACCAAATACGCAGAAAGAATAATGCGGGATATGGCTGCTAAAGAGTTTTTAAACAACGTAAAGAATACTCTAGGGGTTGACATGTACTCTACCAACCCTGAAGAATTACCTAAAGATGTTGAGGAGCTGTCTCTTAAAATGCAACTAGAATTTAAAGAGGCTGTAGAAATAGCAGAAGAGCAAGCTATAAATACAATATTAGATAAAAGTAAATACGATGAATCTAGGAAGCGAGTTATATATGATTTAGTCACATTAGGTATTGGATGCACGAAAACTAGCTTTAATTTAACGGAAGGTATAAAAACAGAATACGTTGACCCCGCTAGCTTAGTTTATTCTTATACTGAGGATCCTAATTTTGAAGATATATATTACGTAGGTGAAGTTAAAACAATATCCATACCTGAACTAAAAAAGCAATTTCCTGATTTAACAGCAGAAGATTTAAAGCAAATAAATAAGTTTGGTAGCTCTAGCAATTATATGCGAGGCTATAACGGAGGGCAAGGTAATGATGATCAAGTTAATGTACTGTTTTTTGAGTACAAAACATATAGCGATCAAGTATTTAAAATAAAGCACACAGAACAAGGTCTTGAAAAGGCTTTAGAAAAAACAGATACATTCAATCCGCCTAAAAACGATAACTTTGATAAAGTAAGTAGAAGTATAGAGGTTTTATATAGTGGTGCTAAGATACTTGGACAAAATATGATGCTTAAGTGGGAATTGGCTAAAAATATGACCAGACCAAATTCAGATACTACTAAAGTTAAAATGAACTATTCTATTTGTGCACCTAGAATGTACAAAGGAAAAGTACAATCATTAGTGAGTAGAGTTACAGGATTTGCGGATATGATTCAGCTCACTCATTTAAAAATACAACAAGTATTATCAAGGATGGTTCCAGACGGAGTATATCTTGATGTGGACGGTTTGACAGAAGTTGATTTAGGTAACGGAACCAATTACAACCCTCAAGAAGCCCTTAATATGTATTTCCAAACAGGTAGTATTATAGGTAGGTCACTTACGCAAGATGGTGATCCAAATAGAGGTAATGTGCCTATTCAAGAATTACAATCATCTAACGGACAAGCTAAGCTGAGTGCTTTGATAAGTACGTATCAGTATTACCTGCAAATGATTCGGGATGTAACCGGATTAAACGAAGCAAGGGACGGAAGTACTCCAGATAAAAACGCTTTGGTTGGCTTACAAAAAATGGCAGCTGCAAATTCAAACACGGCTACAAGACATATATTACAAGCTCAATTGTTTTTAACATTATCCACTTGTGAAAATATTGCGCTACGCTTAGCTGACGCATTAGCATATCCATTAACGGCTCAATCATTAAAACAATCTATAAGTACTTATAACGTAGGAACTTTAGATGAATTGTCTACATTACAGTTGCACGATTTTGGTATATTCTTAGAGTTAGAACCAGATGACGAACAGAGAGCTCAAATGGAAGGCAACATACAAACAGCATTGTCAGCTGGGTTAATTGGATTAGATGACGCTATAGACATTAGAAACATAAAAAACATTAAAACAGCTAATGAATTTTTAAAAGTACGTCAACAACAAAAAGCTAAAAGAGAGCAAGAAGCACAACAAGCAAATATACAAGCACAAGCACAAGCCAATTCTCAATTAGCTCAAGAAACAGCTTTAGCTGAAACGCAAAAACAGCAAGTTCTTACAGAACAAAAAATACAACTAGAGCAAGCTAAAATGCAATTTGATGTTCAGAAGCTACAACAGGAAGCTGCTATAAAGAAGCAATTAATGCAAACGGAGTTTGATTTCAACATGCAACTTGCTATGGTAAATTCACAACAGCAAACAGCGAAAGAAAATAACAAAGAAGATCGTAAAGACGGTAGGGCTAAGATAGTAGCTTCACAACAAAGTGAATTAATTAATCAGAGACAAAATAATTCACCACCAAAGAACTTTGAATCATCTGGAATGGATGTATTAGGAGGTTTTGGATTGGAACAATTCGATCCTAAATAAAAGTAAATTTTTAACTATTTAATTATATTATATTATGTCAGAAGTAAAACAAGAAGGGGATTTTAAAATTAAAAAGAAAAGCCCTAGAAAATTCTCAAATGAGCCAAACGCTCCAGCAAAAATTGATTTAAGTCAACCTAAAGAAACAGATGTTACTAAGGTAGTAATTGATCAAGCAGCAGAAAAAGAAGTTGTTGCAGAACAACCAACTATTGCGGCAGAGGAGCAAGTGCAAGTGCAAGTGCAAGAATCAGAGCAACCGGTTGTATTGCAGGAAATAACAGAAGAAGAAGTTCAGCAAGAAACTAAAAAAGTAGAAGCTGAAATTAAAGAAGCAGTAAGAGACGAAAGAGTATCTGGAAAACCGTTACCGGAAAACATAGAAAAATTAGTTACTTTTATGGAAGATACCGGTGGAACTGTACAAGATTTTGTACGTTTAAATGCGGATTATACTAATATAAGTGAAACTGCTTTATTAAAAGAATACTATTCAAAAACAAAACCTTATTTAGAAGGTGATGATGTGAATATTTTGTTAGAAGACTTTTCATATGATGAAGAGTTAGATGACGAAAAAGATATACGCAAGAGAAAAATTGCGTTTAAAGAAGAAGTTGGAAAAGCCAAACACTATTTGGAGGGGCTTAAGAGTAAATATTACGACGAGATCAAGTTGAGACCGGGCGTTACTCAAGAGCAACAAAAAGCAGTTGATTTTTTCAACCGATACAAAGAGGAAGAGCAATTAAATACGCAGTCAAGAGACGCCTTTGTAAATGGTACCAACGATTATTTTTCTAGTGATTTTAAAGGTTTTAATTTCAATTTAGGAGAAAAGAAATTTAGGTATTCTATAAAAGACGCTGACAATGTAAAAGCAAATCAATCTGATCTAAAGTCCGTAGTTGGAAAGTTTCTAAATGAAAAAGGGCAAGTTAAGAATTATGCTGATTACCATAAAGCGATTTATGCTGCAAGAAATGCGGACACCATAGCCCAGCACTTTTACGAACAAGGAAAAGCTGATGCTATTAGAGACATAACGGCTAAGTCAAATAACATTCAGACGGATGTTAGGCAATCAGTCCCTGGTAGCGTATTTGTGAATGGATTAAAAGTGAAATCAATCAGCGGAGCGGACTCTTCAAAACTAAAAATTAAAAAACGAAACTTTAAAAATTAAAAATTATGGCTTTAACACCACAATTCGGTTCAATCAAACCGAGTCAAAAACAACAAGCTTTAGATTCCAACTATCTAAACTTTACAGACGGAACCACTACGGCTTTCGCAGAACAATACTTACCAGAAGTATATGAGCAAGAAATTGAAAGATACGGTAACCGTACTTTATCTGGATTCTTACGTATGGTAGGAGCAGAAATGCCTATGACTTCTGATCAAGTAATTTGGTCTGAACAAAATAGATTACACGTATCTTATACTGGAGTAACTAATTCTGTCGTAGGAAGCGTAAGTACTTTAAGTATACCTTTAAATTTAACACCTGCTGATCCTAAAGATTATGTAGCAAATGTTATTTCTAAAAACCAAACTATTGTAATAATCAATCCAGCCACTAACGCTGAATTAAAAGCATTAGTATTATCTTCTGATATTACAACAGGAGATCTTGAAGTAGCACCTTATACTGCTGCTGATACAAGTGGATTAGGACCTACAGGACTTAAGATATTTGTTTATGGTTCTGAATATGCAAAAGGTTCTACCTTATCTGCTGACGACTATAACAGCATCACTCCATCTTTCACACAGTTTTCTAACTCTCCAATCATTATCAGAAACAAATATGTTGTATCTGGATCTGATACTGCGCAAATTGGATGGGTGGAAGTTGCAACTGAAGACGGAACATCTGGATACTTATGGTATTTAAAAGCTGAATCTGAAACTCGTTTACGTTTTGAAGATTACTTAGAAATGTCAATGGTAGAAGGTGAGCTTGCTGCTGCGGGATCTAAAGCATTAGCTAGTGGTAAAAAAGGAACGCAAGGTTTCTTCGCTGCTATTAATGAAAGAGGTAATGTAAACAGTGGTTTCGACGCTACAAATGGATTAGGACAGTTTGATGAAATCCTACAAAACTTAGACACGCAAGGTGCTATTGAAGAGAACATGTTATTCTTAAACCGAACTTCTAATTTGGCTTTTGACGATATGCTTTCTGGTGTTGGTTCTCCAACAGGCGCTGGAGCTGTTTATGGTGGTGGTAGTTCTTTTGGGGTGTTTGAAAACTCTGAAGAAATGGCATTAAACTTAGGTTTCTCAGGTTTCCGTAGAGGATCTTATGATTTCTACAAGACTGACTGGAAATACTTAAATGACGCTTCAACAAGAGGTGCGGCTGATCCATTGACTAGCTCACAAGTTGGAGACATTCAAGGTGTATTAGTTCCTGCTGGAACATCTACTGTATACGATCAAGTATTAGGTACAAACATCAGACGTCCATTCTTACACGTTCGTTATAGAGCTTCACAAGCTGACGACAGACGTATGAAGAACTGGGTTACTGGATCTGTTGGTGCAGCTACTTCTGATCTTGATGCAATGGAGGTACACTTCCTTTCTGAAAGATGTCTTTGTGTACAAGGAGCAAACAATTTCGTATTGTTCACTGTATAGACAAGAGTAAATTAATGTAATTTTTACCCTCGTTGTACTGACGGGGGTAACTATTACTCTTATAAATTATTAAATTATATCATATTATGGCTACTAAAAAAGCTCCAGCAGAAAAAGTTGAGGTTGCTCCTCAAAAAGAAGTGGTAACAAAAGTTGCTGCTCCTGTACAACCCACAAAACCAACGTGGGAAATTAAAGATAGAAATTATTATCTATTGCATAATAAATCTCCATTAACATACACAATCCAATCTAAGCACTCAAGAAGATTTCCTTTGCTTTGGTTTGATGATGTTAAAATGGAACAAAGAGAATTAAGATATGCAACAAATCAAAACTCGCCATTTAGAGACGAACAAAAAGGCGATGCAACTTTAGGGCATATCATATTCAAAAACGGAACATTATTTGTTCCTAAGGAAAAACAATCTTTACAAAAGATATTGTCACTATATCATCCAGGAGTAAATAAGAAATACGCGGAGTTTGACCATGTAGCAGACGCTATTGATGAGTTAGACTTTTTAGACTATCAAATTGATGCATTAAATGCAGCGCGAGAGATGGATATAGACATGGGGGAAGCAATAATGCGAACAGAACTTGGTTCTAAGGTCACTTCAATGACTTCTAAGGAGCTTAAAAGGGATTTGCTATTGTTTGCTAAAAGAAACCCCGGGCTGTTCTTAGAACTAGCTAATGATGATAACGTTCAGTTGAGAAATGTAGCTATTGTAGCTAGAGAACAAGGTGTAATTGCTTTGTCTTCAGATCAACGAACATTTACCTGGGCTTCAAATGGTGCAAAATTAATGACTGTACCTTTTGACGAAAACCCTTATTCAGCAATGGCTGCTTACTTTAAAACCGATGAAGGTGTAGATGTTTTTAGGTCAATAGAGAAAAAGCTGAAATAAACATGTAATACTGTATAGTAGGTAGGCCGCTTTAAAGGTGGCCTAACTACTATAATTAATAAAATATTAAAATGGCTATAAACGTAAATACAGTGTATCAAACCGTTTTATCTATACTAAATAAAGAGCAGAGAGGTTATTTAACTCCTGACGAGTATAATAAGATAGGAGCTCAAGCTCAGTTAGAAATATTTGAGGGTTACTTTCCTAGCGGAGATCAATTCAATAGAAAGAATCAAAACAATTCTCAAAATGACACTGAATGGTTTAACATTTACGATAATGTGGTCACAAACTTAGAACCATTTATATACAGGGACGCTACCTGGCAAAACGCATCTTCTTTTGCTCCTTACTGGACTCTTACTCCCGCAGTTACAATCGCTTTGGATGGCAGGGTAGTTAAGCAAGTAGGAAATGTTGAGGTTAAATATAATACAGCTAGTAGTAATAATTCTTCAAATGGATTAATTCAAACTTCAATTTGTGAAAGAATTTCTAAAAAAGAATATAATTTAATAACAAGGTCTAGATTAACTGCACCGTCGGTTAATGATCCTGTATATTACGTTAATAATTTTAACTTATCAGCTCCTAATTTAAGGATATATCCTAATCCAACACCTTCATCAATAAGTATTGCTAATGGTTTGGTTACTTCTGAGTTAATAGTGCAACCATTAAATCCTCAATGGAATTACACTATAGATCCGAC